CAGAACCAGGCGTAGTCACCCTAATATTAGGGTGACTACGCCTGGTTCTGTAAGACCTTTAACAACACCTTTTGTTGGCAAAGAGGCGTTTAGTGTTCTTAGTTACCTAGATGCTGAAAGAGAAAACCGTACAGGTATTTCAAAAGCGTCAGCAGGTCTTAACGCAGACGCATTGCAATCATCTAGTGCCGCCGCAGTATCCGCAACTATATCTGCCGCCCAGGGGCGTACAGAACTTATTTGCAGACACTTTGCAGAGAGCATGAAAAGACTGTTTAAGGTGGTAAATAGCCTGGTAATTAGATACGCAGACAGCGAAGACATATTTAGGCTTAATAATACTTTTGTGCAGGTTGACCCGCGTGTTTGGGATATGAACAAAGACGTAACCGTAAACGTTGCGATCAGTAAAAATTCTGACGCAGAAAAAGGTTTAGTGTTGCGTGAAGTCCTGGGCATACAAAAAGAAGCTATGCAACAGCTAGGCGCAAAAAATCCGTTAGTTACACCGCAGCAATTTGCAAACACTATTGCTAAATTGATTGAGTTAGGCGGTTTTAAAGACGCACAAACGTTTATCAATACAACTATCGAAATGCCGCCAGAGCAACCAGAACCAGAAAAACCTGACCCACAAGCTGAGTTAGCTAAAGCAGAAATGCGTAAAGCAGAAGCAACAGCAGATAAGGCACTTATAGACGCACAAAATGACCGACTTAAAATAATTATGGACGATGACTTTAAGCGTGACAAAGCGCAAGCGGATGCGGCTGTTAAGTTAATGGAATTGAACGCCAAGTACGGCACAACGTTGGATAAAGCAATTATTGATGCGTACTTAGAAAGAGATAAGGAAGTGATAAGGCAAAACGCCAAAGGTATGAACGGTGCTTATGATGTTGGCATACAATCTAACATTCAACCAGAACAAGAGTAAACGCTATGAACTTGTGGCGTTTACGGATGAATACGAGTTTTTGGGTTCTGAAATACCCGCTAACAATATGGAAGAAGCAATAATTATGATGAAATTAATGTTTTATCCGTATCTGCTAGATGATGACATTGAGTTTACTTTGATCAGTGAGGAATTAGTACACTAATGGCTAAAGACCCAAAACTTAAACGTTTAGGCTTGTCGGGTTATAATAAACCTAAACGTACACCAAACCATAAGACTAAAAGTCATGTTGTGGTAGCGAAAGTAGGCGACAAGACAAAGACTATTAGGTTTGGTCAACAGGGCGTGACGGGCGCAGGTAAAAATCCGAAAAGCGATAAACAAAAAGCTAGACGGAAAAGTTATTACGCCAGACACGGTAAAACTAACGACAAAATGAGTGCTAAATATTGGTCACACAAAACTAAATGGTAAGGAGTAAAGATTATGCCAAGTAAAAAACCAGGCTTATACGCCAACATTCACAAAAAAAGAAAAAGAATTGAAGCGCAGAAAAAACGAGGTGCGAAAAAGGTAGAGCGTATGCGTAAACCTGGTTCAAAGGGTGCGCCAACTGCTAAAGCATTTAAACAAGCAAAAAAAACAGCTAAGAAAAGGAAGTAACGATGCCTGGAAAACATTACGGAAAAATGAAAAAATCTAAGAAGTCAAAAAAGACTAAAAAGACAAGCAAGAAAAAGTATTGATGGCTAGAAAAACAAAACAGTTAACGCAAAGACAAAAAGACACGCTAAAGAGACATAGCGTGCACCATACGTCTAAGCACATGGCAGAAATGAGGCGGCTTATGAAAGCTGGCAAAACGTTCACTGAGAGCCATAAAATGGCAATGAGGAAAGTAGGTAAATAAAATGGTCTTACAGCAACTTATCAGCCCTATTGCGTCAATCATTGACAAAATAGTGCCTGATAAAGATTTAAAAATGAAACTGCAACACGAAATACAAGCGGAGTTGCATAAGGCTAATATGGCACAAATAGAGGTGAACGCTAAACAAGCAGAGCACCCAAGTATATTTGTAGCAGGGGCACGCCCAGCTATTATGTGGGTTTGTTGTTTTGGCTTGATGTGGGCATTTTTCTTAGCACCTATAGCAAACTGGTTTTTAGTTGTATTTAACGTTGACGCACCGTTGCCAGATATTGAGACAGAAGGACTTTTGACGTTAACACTTGCATTGCTTGGTTTGGGCGGTATGCGTAGTTTTGAAAAAACAAAAGGCGTGCACCGTGATCACATGAAAAAAGGCAAATACAACTAAAAATGAATAATTGGCAATTCCCAAATTTTAAGCCCAGCGAGTTTTCTTGTAAGTGTTGCGGCGAACAAGGCATACAGCTTGAGTTAGTTGCAAAGGTGCAAGAACTACGTACAGCTTGTGGTTTTCCTTTTAAAATTACGAGTGGTTGGCGTTGCCCAGAACACCCAGCAGAAATGCGTAAGCAAGAACCTGGAACACATTACCAGGGTGTTGCGTGCGACATTGCAATAGCTGGCGAAGATGCCTACAAAGTTGTTAAGGAAGCAATGGCACTAGGTTTTACAGGTATAGGTATTGCCCAGAAGGGTGATTGGTCTAGCAGATTTATTCACGTTGACGTAGCCCAAAACAATAGACCACGTATTTGGAGTTACTAGGAAATGGAACTGTCAATGATGATAATTTGGAACGCGATAGTAACACTAATTATTGCGCCTATTTTATACGGTATTCGATCTAATACAGCAGAGATAAAACGTATAGATATTTTAACTAATAAAACCAGAGAGGAAATCGCGGCTAATTACGTCACAAAGGCAGAAATGGAAAGAGACTTTGACCGTTTACTAGACCGTTTTGATCGCCTGGAAGAAAAAATAGACAAAATTATTAATTCATAATGTCACAAGAAGATGTAGTACGAGGGCGCGAAGCCAAAACAATCATAGAAAGCGAAGTTTTTAAAACTGCGTACCTGGAAATGCGCGAGGCTTTGTTACGCGAGTGGGTTGATACAAACCCAAAAGAAACAGAAAAACGAGAAGATTTATATAGGCTAGTGCGCCTATTACCAGAATTTCATAAGCAACTTACAATTATTATTGAGAAAGGGCAGATGGAAAACTTAAAGTTAGGTGGAAAATAAAACCTAACGAGGTGTTGTTGAGAGGCAACAAAATTTTTATAATTAAACAATATTGAGGTATTGAATATGGCAGATGAAAACGCAACTCAAACCGAAATGCAGAAAGCCGTAAACGCTTTTGAGGAAATGTTGACCCCTGATGAGGAAAAGGAAGCAGAGCCACAAGACGTTGAGGCAGAAGCAACAACGGAAGCGACAGAAGAAGTAGAGCAAGAAACTGAGCAGTCAGAAGATTATACGGACGACCGCGAGGAAGACGGCGAAATTTTGGATGATGACGAAGATGTTGCAGACGATGACGAGCAGAGTATTGAGGAAGACGAAAACCAGCTATTGCATACCGTTACAGTTAACGGTCAATCAGAGCAGGTCACAACGGAAGAATTAATTAAAGGTTACAGTCGTCAAGCAGATTATACGAGAAAAACGCAGACGCTTGGAGAGGAACGAAATAAGTTAGAAGCTGAAAGGTCTGACTTTGAGGCTCAAAGAGCAGAGGTTATTTCTCAAGGGCAAGAATATTCTGAACTACTGCCTAAAATGAAGATAATGTTGCAAAACAATCTTCAAGGCGAGCCAGATTGGAATAGTTTAGCTGACCAGGTTACACCCGCAGAGTATTTGAAAATACAAAACGAGTGGAACAAAAATAAGGAAAGTTTAGCCATAGTTGACAACGAGTTAGCCAGGCTTGATCAACAGAAGTTGGAACAAGCGCAACAAGCGCAGCAGCTACAAATTGAACAAGGCAGGGCTTTAATACGCGAGAAGCTACCAGAGTGGTCTGACCCAAAGGTAGTCCAAGCAGAAGCCGTTGAAATGACTAAACACGCACAAGATACTTACGGGTTTACCCCAGAAGAACTTGGGCAGGTTGTGGATGGTAGATTGATACTTTTATTGCGTGATGCTTATATGTATCGCAAAAATTCGAGTGTAGCGCGAAAGCGTGCCAAAGAAGCCCCTACAACAACCTTAAAAGCTGGTACAGCAACGACTAGGAAAACTAGAAGTAATCAGAAATTGAAAAAAGCCCGTGTTAAGGCGGCTACAACTGGCAAGGTGTCAGACGTAGCTGAAGTATTTAAATCAATTATTTAAGGAGTATTTATTATGGCGAAAGTCACTAACTCATATACTACCTATGACACGACTGCTAACCGCGAGGTAATTTCAGAGGCAATAGCTAACCTAGACCCCTCAAGCACGCCGTTTATGTCAGCCATAGGTAAAAAAACAGTAGATAATGTAGTTTTTAGTTGGCAAACAGAAAATTTACCAAGTGTTAGCACTACTGGTGAATTGGAAGGTTTTGAGATCAGCAGACAAACTGCAACACCTACAGTAAGACAAACTAACGTTTGTTCAATTCACAGTGTAAACGTAACCGTTTCTGGTTCACAAGAAGCGTCAAACCCAGCCGCTAAAAGGTCTGAAATGGCGCACCAGCTTGCACTACTCTCACGTGCTCTTAAAAGAAACGTGGAAAGTGCAATGTGTCAAAACGTTGCTAAAGAAACTGGTAACAGCACGACTGCTAGAGCCTCTAGGTCTTTTGAAGCCTGGATTGAAACTAACAAGTCGCGTGGTACTGGTGGCGCAGACGGTTCTGACAGTGCGGCGGCTACTGACGGTACACAACGAAACCTAACTGAACAACTTTTGAAAAATGTACTGCAAAGTATGTATACCAACGGCGCAACGCCAGTCATGGCGATTGCTGGTGCACATAACAAGCAGGTCATAAGTGGGTTCAGTGGTCGTGCGAGTGCAAGGCAAATGATTGACGCTGACGCTGTACAAGCGGCAGTTTCGGTTTATGCGTCTGACTACGGCGATCTACAAATTGTTCCGTCAAACAGAAGTCGTGACCGTTCATTGCTGTTGGTCGATCCTGAGTATGCAAAACTTGCGTATCTAAGGGATTTTCAAACTAAAGACATTGCACCTATTGGTGATGCTGAGACTAAATTGCTCTTAGCAGAAGTCGGGTTGGAAGTATCAGAGCAAGCGCATGGTATTATTGCAGACCTAACTACGTCCTAAAATTAGGTGAGGGGGCTTAACCGCCCCCTCAAATGCAATGAGTATTAAACGAACAAAGCTAGCAGAACGCCTGGGCATTAGAACCGAATTTGTCACTGAGACAGTCGGTGCTGATGACGTAGGTGTATCTGTTACACAGCAAGACGTTTCTAACGTAATGTCTCACGTAAAATATTTAAGAGATCAAGCACCTGGCAAAGATTTACGCCACGTTGCAGAAATCCCGATGGTATTTTGGGAAAAGGCAGTACAGGAAGGTTGGGTAAATGATAAAGCCGCCTGGAAAAAGTGGCTTAACAATCCTGACAACGCTTGCTTTAGGACATGGCAGGGTAAAGTATGAAGTATGCAGAACTATTAGCCCAAGCCGCCTCTTACCTTAACCGTAGTGATCTTGATACGGTCATACCTGACTTTATTAAGCACACTGAGGCTGAGATTAATAGGCGTATGAGGCATAAAGACATGATAAAGAGGGCTACGGCAGTTGCAGATAATCAATATATGCAATTACCTGGCGACTTTTTAGGAATAATTAACGTGGATTTGCAGACAAGTGGTACAAAACCACTTTTTCAAAGATCACTGGAAAGTCTTGATGTTATGCGTGCTGGTAACAATGACACTAAGGGTGAGCCACAGTATTTTGCTGTTAATGGTGACACCTTAGAGTTATACCCAACGCCTAATTCAGCTTATACGTTACAACTTACTTACTACGCTGAAATACCACCGTTGACCTCAACTAATGACGAAAACTTTTTGTCAAGAACTGCGCCAGACATTTATTTGTACGGCGTACTAAAGCACGCTTGCATTTACCTTATGGAAGATGAAAGGGTGGTTTTGATGAATAGTTATTTTGAAAAAGCTATGGAAGACATGAGGGTACTAGCAGAGCAAGCAGAGTTGGGCAAAGGTTCGCTTATACCGCGCAGAAGGACTTATGGGCGTGTGCAAACACGATATATTTATAAACAAAGTTAACAGGAGTTAAAAAAATGGCTGGTTTTACTGACTATTTAGAAAATGCGGTGCTAAACCACGTTTTTGGTGGAAGCGGAAATACGTATACACAACCTACAACATTATATGTGGCACTATTTACTGCTGCCCCGTCTGACACAGGCGGTGGTACAGAGGTATCTGGTGGTTCGTATGCTAGGCAAACGGCTACGTTTTCTATTTCTAGTGGCACAGCGAGTAACACTGCGGCTATCGAATATCCTACTGCTACTGCCGATTACGGTACTGTAGTTGCTATGGGTATTTACGATGCAGCGACAGGTGGTAACTTGCTTGCTTACGGAACGCTAACTACGTCTAAAAACGTAAGTAATGGTGATGTATTCCGTTTTAATGCCTCATCTATTGACGTAACCCTTAACTAATAACTAAAGGGTTTTTCAGTGGCGAGTGTCAATTACGGACAATATACATACACGAAATCATTTTATGGTTCACCACAGTATGAAGTAGCAGAAGCAACGATTAGTGTAAACTCGTCAGTTGCTTCTGTAGCTTCTTGTGAGTTTACCTTACAAGATGAAACAATTACTGCTACGTCAGCAGTAACGTCTAGCATTAACCGTAAATATCACGGTGCGGCTAGCATTGCAGGTGTATCGGATTTAGAGGCAGAGTGCCAAGGTGTCCGTATATCTATACCTAATCCGTTAATACAAAATTCGGGTGCTACGGCAAGTGGTATACAAATAGATCAAGCTGGTGTCTTTATAACTGGCACGACAGCAATAGATGTTGTCGGAACACAAATTGACCTAGTGGGTCAACAAGATATTACAGTGTCCAGTGGTGCAACCATTGTAGGCACAAAAATCAAATTAGGGGCTACAGCCCTAACAGAAAATTCATCACTACAAGCTAGCGGATTACAGATTGATCTAGGGTTTGCCACTATGGGCGACACAGCTAGCTTTGTAATTGTAGGTACACAGATTGACCTGGGCGCAAGTGCGATACTTGCAACGTCAAACAGGGTACTAACATTAAATCCATTATTCCAAAGCAACTCTTTTGATATTGTTGTAAACACCCTGGCTAATTCATTTATGGTTGAGGGCGTTGATAATGGTACGCCAGAAATATTTGATAATTTTACAACGACACTTAGACAAGACGATGCCACAAACTCTAACAATAGAATAAAAGTAGCCACTGTAGAAAACGGACGACACAATACAACAGATGATCACATTTCTATAGCAACCGACCAGGCAGGTAATACTTATGTGCAATTCCTGGGCGGTGAAGTAGGAACTAACCCTGGGGGATACCAAATTGCAGAAAACAGCACGCTTTACTATTACAGTGGCGACACCCTGGGTGGTTCGCCTAGTTACACTGGTAACGGTTGGGCTTATGTCTATGCAGACAGCAGTGTAAGTATAGACCCAGGATTTACTGGAACTCTAAGTATTGTTCCTGTTACGGGTACTTCACCACAAAAATACGCACTGACAATTAACGGCTATCCTGTTTATCAATATGCTAATGATTATGACGACACAACTGCCAACGGCGTACAACCGTCTATGTGGATGGCAATACAAGCTGACGGTACAGCACAACCTAACTCACCAGTAGGCACATTTACTTCTAGTATTGATCTGCCAGGTGTAGTTAGTTACGTAGGAACGCCAGGTTTATTTGGCGCAAAAACAATAATTAATACAGTGCCTAGCACGCCAAGCACGCTTTATTATTATAGTGAAAGTGCGCTTACAGGCGGCACTACAACATATAATGTGACCGTGCAAGCTGGCTCTAATGCTTATGGGTCTGGCAACAAATACATTATAAATGGCACAGCTAGCCCTGGTTTGACGTTAAATTATGGTCAAACATATATATTTGATCAATCAGACGCTAGTAATGCTGGACACCCGTTAAGATTTTCAGAAACAGCAAACGGTACGCACGCAGTCGGTGGCAGTGAATATACTACTGACGTAACAACATACGGAACGCCTGGAACGCCTGGGGCTTACACAAGAATTGTTGTCACAAGCTCTACGCCTGATTTGCATTACTATTGCACGAACCATAGCGGCATGGGTGCACAAGCGAACACGCAAGCACCTAGTCAATTAAGCAGTGTTTCTGGCGGTATAATTACAAAAGGCACAGAATTATCTGGGGTCGAAAGCGTGTTTAACCTCATTGGTGCAGGGCTAATAGGCGTTAATTCTGGACTAACAAGTGCAGGGGTTAGACGTTACTTTGGGGTAGCAAATTTTCTATCGACCTCTAGCGTACAGGCAGACGGTGGGGTAAAATGGAATTTACAAGCTGTTCCTGACGAAAATTGGACTGAACAAAGGCTACAGCGAACAGCATAAGGTGATTTAATATGGCAGATACATTTACACCCAATTTGAATTTAACACTACCAGAGGTAGGTGGAAGTGTTGACACGTGGGGTACAAAAACAAACCAAACGGTCAGCGCGATTGACGCAATTTTTAGTCAAACTGGAACGCGAGTTACTATGCGCCCAGAGGCTATGTATTTTTCTGATAATAAAAAATTATATTTTGGCGATGGTTCAGACTTAGAAATTTACCATGACGCAAGCAATTCATTTATTAAAGATGCTGGCGTAGGCGCACTTAATATTATGGCGAATATCCTTAATATTAAAAAGTCTGACAATTCAGAAACTATGGCATCTTTTACGGAAGATGGCGCAGTAGTTTTACACTTCAACGACACGGTTAAGATCAGCACAACGGCTGGTGGAATAGATGTAGTTGGTGACATTGTTGTAAGCGGCAATGTAGATGGCAGAGATATTGCAACGGATGGCACAAAGCTGGACGGTATCGCGGCAGGGGCAACAAATACCGCCGCACCTTTTTATACTGCGGCTATTGGTTCGTCAGATGTTACAACTGCGCTAGGTTATACACCTTACAATTCTTCTAATCCGTCTGGTTATACAACATATTCAGCTAACCAGGCATTAGACACAACCTCTAACCCAACATTTAATCAAGTTTATGCCAACGATTGGTTTAGAGTAAATGGGGCAGACGGTCTTTACTGGCAGACTTATGGCGGTGGCTGGCAAATGACAGACACAACCTGGATACGTGCATACAACAGTAAGGCTCTTTATGTCGCAAACCAAATAGCTGCAACAGGAAACATAACTGCTTATTATTCTGACGAAAGAATGAAAACTAGGGTGCGTTCTATTGATAACGCCCTAAACAAAGTTAAAGCCATTGAAACTATGATTTACGTAGAAAATGATCTGGCTAAGAGTTTTGGCTACGATAGCGATAAAGAGCAAATGGGTGTTTCAGCACAATCAGTAGAAAAGGTTGCGCCAGAGGTAGTTAGCCTTGCACCGTTTGATTATCAAACAGACGAAGAAGGCAACGTATCAAGTATGTCTGGCGAAAATTATTTAACAGTAGACTACGCACATTTAATGCCTTTGGTTATAGAGGCTATCAAAGAATTAGACATTAAATATGAAGGTCTTGCAGATAAAATAAACAAGGGAGACTAATTAAATGTCAGCCTTGCAATCCAGTGGCGCGATCACGTTAGCACAAGTCCAAAGTGAGTTTGGCGGCTCTAACCCTATAAGTATGTCAGAGTATTACCGTGGCGGTTCATACGTTCCGTCTCATGGTGGCACAACTGGTATACCGTCTAGCGGTCAAATTTCAATGAGCCAATTTTATGGCAAACAAGATGAAAACCCGCAACCTACATATTGGCAAGCTACATTAGGCACGGGTAATTTTTCTTTAATTGCAAGTACCTCTTACGGTTATTCAACTTACATTTTTACATACGGTAGTCTTTCAGACATTACGCCTACAGTTGGTACACAATTAAACGGCTCAAGCAGTAGTACGACAGGCGGTACTATAGTTTACTTGTCGTGGACTTATGACACCAAAAGTGCCACAGCAAGTGTTGGTATATATATTCAAGGCAAGTCGTTAACGTCATCTGCATTTAGCAGAATGAGTTGGGGAAGTTTCCAAAACTACTATTCTAGTAATGCAAACTTTAGTAGCACACATTATGGCGGTGGCGTTTACTTAAATATTTGGACATGGACTTTAACTTATAGCACTGGTTACAGCCCTAAAAGCGGCAATAATACAGTTACCCTGTATCAGTAGGTGATCTATGCAAATTACGGAACAAAACGGAGTTAAGATAGCTACAGAAAGTTTTGGTGCTGACACTATCAGCGCAGAAGCGATTATGGATGGTATGGAAGTTGACATAGACGCAACGCAAGACAAACTGTATCGAATATGGACACAGGGTAAAAAAGACCCTTTAGAAACGATATTAACAGTCAATGTCACTAAACCAGGGGATTATGTTGAGGAAATTTAATTATGATATTTACGGTAGAATTTGACACACAAATTAAGGTTGGTGATGACTTACAGATAAGTTTAAGCAAAGGCATGAAAGGGCAAAAAATTGCGCGAGAAAGCCTGGAAGAACAACCTGACTACCCAAACATTGAATATCACCCAGATAATCCAAAAATCAAAGTAAGAACCAATAACTACATTTTGCTTGAAGGCAAAATACGAACTACCTTTGAGTTTGAAGGCGATGCTTTTAGCGAAGCGGATTTAGAGCAATGCAAAGCACTAAATGACAATATAGAAAAATCATCACCTAAATACATAAGAATTGATGATATGGCTAACGGCATAAGTGGCTATGAATACGAACAAGATTATGTGGCTAATGAGTGGGTGGATAATGCAGGTAAATGGGAACTAGATACACCCAAAGCTGGCATGGAGATACTACAAGATGACACGGTGGTAATGTGTTGTTTGCTGGGTACTAACGGTTGGCATTTTAAATACATAGATGTACCTGGGGGCGGGGGCACACAAACCGTGCAAAAATCCCATGAACATTGTTATTTATTGGCTGGCAACACGGTTGATATAAAAATACCTCACCCTGACATTATTAATGATTTTAAAGAAGTCACAATAGATAGGCATACTATTAAAAAATTAGTAAGCCCAACTGAGGCTACAATTACAAATAATGGCGACACAGCTTGTCGTGTGGTGATGATATGCAAAAACTAATTACTTTTTTTAAACTTTGTTACAAATACTACAAAGCACCCAGCGACACTAAGGTTGATCTTGATGATATTTTTACTTTTGTAGAAGTATTAGACAAAGACGTACAGCAAAAGCACGTAGAACGGTTTAGACGTTTGCCTATTGCTCAACGTGTGTTTACTGGCGAAAGTTTTGAAAGTGTCTTGATGAAAAGCGAGTTTGAGCCAGGAACAATGGGGCATGACTTTCAAGCGTTTATGAAAGAAGCTAACACAGACTTGTTTAAGGTAAGTCAAAACAGCATGACATTTAAAAATAAAGCTGACGAAAATTACCATAGGCACGCAATGTTAGAGCACGATTTTATACATTTTATATTTGATTATGACACTACACCTATGGGAGAAGTTATGGTGCTGTCAAATAGCATGGCAAAGGCGTGGCGATGGTCATATTTTGCCATACTATTTTCTAGCCTGTTTATGGCTATTAGAAACAGTTTTAGCCCTAAAAAACGACTAAGGTACGGTAGCCTATGGTTTAGAATTAAATACCTGCCTGTCGTTACGTATGTGCGTCTGGTGAGGGAAGGTTACAAGGTAGGCAAACAGTCACCCTGGATGTTTGGGGTAGATATAGAAAAGCTATACCACATACCAACTGAGGAAGTCAGAAACATATTAAATATACAACCCTCTAAGCTATGGAAGGCAGTACAGCCACATTGGGCTAAATTGCACGCTAGATACAAAGAAATAAACGCAGATGCCATTAATTAAAATCACACCGCCACCAGGCATAAAGAAAAACGGTACTGACTACAGTAATCCTAATTCTTGGATTGATGGTAATTTAGTACGTTTTGAAAATGGCTTTTTAAAAAACATAGGCGGCTGGCGTAAACTAAAAGAAACACCTTTAGATGGTTCACCCATTGGTGCTTATGCTTACAGGACTAATGAGCCTGGTGATGTACTTGCAGTTGGAACACGTGAAAAGGTTTATGTCTTATATCGCAACCAATGGTACAACATTACGCCTGTTGGTTTTCAAAGCGACATAGGTAATAGCCCACTAGGTTTTGGTGCACATATTTACGGTCAAGAAGATTACGGAGACGCTAGGTCTACTTCTGGCTTGCTGTTTAACACACAGCCGTTTGCTTTTACAAACTTTGGTGAATTATTGCTTTTTGTTTCTGGTAGTGATGGCAAGGTTTATCAGTGGTCGCCGCAAAACGGTGGCAACTATGCAACACCTGACACAGTAGCTACACAAGTTACAAACTCACCTACAAACGCTAGTGGTGTTCTAGTTACAAATGAGCGTCACGTTTTGTGTTTTGGTGCGGCAAACAATCCTAGAAAAATTAGTTGGTCAAGCCGTGAAACTCTTACGGACTGGACACCAACAGCTACGAACAGTGCAGGTGATCTTGAAGTGGTTACAGGCGGTGAGGTTCTAGGTGGTGTTAAATACGGCACTGACGTTATTGTATTTACAGACGTTGGTATAAATAAAGTGTATTACACTGGTGCACCGTTTATTTACGGTATCCAGGAAGCAGGGCAAAACTGTCGTGCAGCAAGTATGAGAACAGTAGTCAATGCTGGTGATTTTATTTGCTGGATGGGGGATAATTCATTTTATTTATATAACGGACGTGTCCAAAAAATACCTAGTGATGTACATGATTTTGTGTTTGATAACATTAATTATCAATACAGGCGTGCGGCTACAGGTGGACATAACCAGTTGTTCAGTGAGGTATGGTGGTTCTTTCCAAGTGGAGAAAGTACCGTGCCAAATAAATACGTTATTTGGAACTACAAAGAGCAACACTGGTCAATAGGCGAGTTAGACCGTAGTTTTTGGATTGACCAGGGCGTATTTGACTATCCGATAAGTGGCGACAGCACAGGGCTTATTTACGAGCACGAAACTAACACTTTGCAAGGTTCACATAACATAGGCACTGCAAAACCGTTCTGTAAAACTGGCGCAATAGAAATAGGTAACGGTGATCGCCTAATGCAAGTTAACCAAATTATCCCAGACGGTGACGCTAAAAGTTTATTAGGCTACAAAATTAAGTTTAAGGGCAGACAGACACCGTTGGGGGCAGAAACAGATTTTGGTTCGTTCACGTTTGAGGCAGACGGATACCAAGACTGTAGATTTACAAGCAGACAGGTAAACTTTGAGGTTGAAGGTGACATAGACCAGGATTTTGAAGTTGGGGTAGTCCGACTAGATGCTAGGCAGAGAGGGCGTAGATAATGGCTAGGCGTACTATAGTAAGACCGCCAGACGTATATGACCCTAATTATATGAGTTACCTGGTAGATCAGTTAGAGTACATTACTGGTTTGACGGTGCAAAAAGGTGAGCAATTTTACATAAATGCAGGGGATGGTTCAGAAATAATACTTACTTCTGCAAACGGAACTAAATATAAAATAGTGGTTAATGATGACGGAAGCCTTACAACAACAACCGTGGTATAACTGGCAAGAACCCTGGCAGTTTGCAAAGCCATATATAGAAAGGGCAATAAAATATCAAGACCTATATACGTTAGATGACGTTGAAGGTAAAATAGCAAATGGAAGTTTCCAACTATGGGTTGGCAACCAATCTGCTACTATAACGGAAATACAAGAATTTCCGCAAAAAAGGATTATGAACGTTTTATTTTGCGGTGGCGATCTTAGTGAGATTATAGAAATGGAAAAATCATTTATACATTTTGCTAAATTGAATGGATGTACGAGGTTATACGGTGGTGGCAGAAAAGCCTGGGTACGAAAGCTAAAACAGCTTACCCCAGGTTGGGAAACTGATTATTTGATTAGGAAAGAAATTTAATTATGAGTAAAGGTAAAACAGTAACGCAGTCAAAAACGACTGTACCCGAATATCAAAAACAAGCGTTTCAAGATTTGTACGCAGCAGGTAAGGCGGCGTATAACAGACCGTTTGTGCCATACACGGGTCAAATGGTTGCTGGTCAAAACCAACTACAAACAGGCGCACAAAATCTAGCGCAAAATCAATTAAATCAAGTTTCTAATCTAAATATACCTGGAATGATACAAGGACAAATGAACCAGGCAGCACCGCAAGTAAACCAAGTAGACTTTACCCCACAAATAACGCCGTTTGACAGATTTTTAGGCGTGCAAGGTGACAGGGGCGATATACGTG